ATACCCCCTGTTGCAAAATCAGCTTTCGGGATGGCTTTTTGCCAATCAGCCTTTACTTGCTTTGGTGGTATACCCTTTGCTGCTCTTCGAGCATTTTCTTTTTCGAGGGGGGTCTGCGGTTTTTTCTCCTTGCTGGGGGTTTCCTCCTCCTCGCCGGACCCGAGCGCCCAGCGCGCCATTTTGCCCATACCGCTAAGCATACCTTTCATTAGGAATTTACCTGCTTTCATCAATAAATCCAACATACCAGCCGCTAAACCTTTCTGGTCGAATAAACTTTCAATGCTTACTAAAACAGGCTTTAGTCCCTCTCGTAAACTCTTGCCTGCTTCCTTCAGGTGAGGCTCAAATACACTTTTCACCAGATTCGTTATTTTATCCCACATGCTCTGTATATTTTTCATCGACTTTTCTAAAGCTTGAGTTTCCTTTAAATTTGCATCAAACGCGGCTTTGTGCGCAGCCCGTTCCTCTTCACCCATACTCCGCATTGCAATGCGGCGGGCCATCTGGTCGGCGGTTATGTTACCGGAAGCCTGCAGGATTGCTCTATCCAATATTAGGTTGTCCTGCTTGTATTTACCTGACTTAATGATCGCGTCAGTTATGAGATTTTCCAATTTGATCGCTTTTCCTTGGTTGGCCAAGTTCATGACGTGCTGCGCATTAATATTACTACCTAAAGAAGTATTAAGAATGTTTACTCTTTGTTGTGCTGTTTCCAAATCTAACCAGCTTTCAAGGCCTGAGGCCATCGTACCCAAATCCGATCCCATTGATCTGGCATGAATCGCCATGGCCTTTACATTATCGCCGCCTTCTTTTGAATATAATGCTACAAAATTAGCATTATTTGCTATATCCCGCATAACCATTGCCAAGTTAGTACCGGCTCTTGCTGCATTAGCACCTAGACTTTCTACAAAATCTTTCATTCCTTCTTCTGATAAACCTACACTGTCCGTCAATACTTCCATTGTTTTTGCAACCTGAGCGCCACCTATACCAAAAGCTTTTGACCATCTTGCTGCTTGAAGAGTCATACTTTTTGTTACCCTATTAATATTACCAAATTCATTTAATAAAGCAGAAGTAGCATCGGCGTGATCCTGCGCGCTAATACCTTGCTTGGTCATTACCCTAGTTTGTTCTTTTGTAGTACTCAATAATCTTGCTGCATCCTTCTGTAAAAAACCAGTATTCTTGGCAACTGATACTATTGATTCATCTACTTCAAACATTTTTTTTACTATCATTGTAATTATACCAAGAACGGCTCCGGCCGTTGCAGGTAAGGCCTTACCTATTCCACCTAGCATCTTCGCTGCACCACCAGCCCTGCTTCCAAACATTTTCATCATCCCTGCATTCAACGCTTTTTTTAGCCAGGGTGAACTGAACATTTTATCAAAACCTTTAGCTAATACATTTCCTATTATAGGAACTTGTTTTGCTAAACCTGTTGAAAAATTTTTCAGTGAGCCTGTAAGGTTATCTACATATTTACTTGTTGATTGTATGGCTTTAATATTATTTTGAAGTGCCTTCATTAAATCTTTACCGATTGTTTTTTTATTCATTTTACCTATTGTCTTATTTAATTTCTCAAAACCTTCATCAAGTAATTGGCCATCTTTTAATATATCATTAAAATTATCCTTATTATTTTTTAAAACAGTTTCAAGACCTTTTAACGCTGCAGCTACTCCTTCTTCACTACCAAACATTTTCTTATTAAAGTCGGTAAATTGTTGTAATGATTCTGTTAATTGTGTTGAAAAATCAGTTGTTGCCATTTATTATCTCTAAAATTTTATTCCTTTGTCCTTCATTTGCTTTAAGAAAAATTCACCTTGAGTCATATTATCATGACCTTCCATAGGTTTATCTAATTCATCTTTAAGTTTATTTATTGTTTGAACATTACCAGCTGATCCAGTTATGAATGCTCTTAACAAATGAAAGAATCCAACTCCTTCATATAAGTTTTCTTTTGCATCATTTAGTTTCATAATATTACTCCAATATAGTTCATGTTATAAATATAAAGCTCCTATAGGTTTCCCCATAAGAGCTTAAATTTTTATTGCTGCCTTTGTTTTCTTTTATTTTCTTCTTCGATAAATTTATTAGTTCTGTTCATCCACCATCTTCTCAACCATACTGGCATATTCCAAGCTTCAAAAAATGTTAAATTACAATGATATGTTAAATTCCAACATTGCTCATATATATACATTTTTTCTTTAGGATGAAGGCCAAAAAAATTCGGCCGAAATCGGCACGTCTACCTCATTGGTATTTCCGCAATGAGGGCAATCAAATTCCTGTTCCATTGTTAGATCTGGTTCATTATCATCAATAAAACGTCTTAATGTTCTTGAATCCCTTGCTGGCATCACATCAACATATCGATTTATATCTGCCTTATTTTTATTTCCGTCAACTGATATAATGTATGCCTTTAATGATGCTGTTATATTTTTATCGACTGCTTGACCAGAAACTCTTTTAATTGATGATTGTTCTTCTGTTACTTGTTTAACCAAACCATTTGTAAAGAATTGAAATTCCAATTCTGTACCTGATTCAGTTTTATAATTAAACTTATTTGTTCCCTCTTCAAGAGGCTTAATATCTAAAGTTTTCATCTCAAGAGAACTTAAATCAAACGAATGATCTTTTGTTTCTTCACTGCATGTAGGACAAGTTACATCTAGCTTATAATCTGTTCCATATGCATTAACCCTTAATGCCATTAGAATAGCGTTTTTATCGCCGGTCAATAAATTATCTACTATTATAGTCTTATCAACAAGACAACTACCAACAACCATATCAACAGCTTTACCACTTCTAATTAAAGATCTAGATGTTAATATATCCTCTTCCGAAGCTGTCATTTGTTTTACTTCAACTTCTTCGGCTAAATATAAACTGGAATCTTGAGGATATATCTTTCCCTTTGAAGGAAGTCTAACAAATTCTGTTGGAATTCTAAATCCTGATACTTGATCCTGTCTCCTTGCTTCTTCTTCGCCAGCCTGTATTGCTTCTTGTTCTGCTCCAGTTGCTTCAAACACAACTTCAGCCTTTTTTGCTTTTGCCATTAATACCTCCATTTATATTATTATAACTAATTTAATGTCTACCTTTAAACTTTTAGTTTAAATCAAAATTAATATCTCAAAACACATTTGTCTGGTCTGAGTGTCAATTCAATACCTAATGGTTCCCCGGAAGACATATCCAAGTCACCAAAGCTTGATTCTGTTATCCATGCACCCTGGATTTCCCATTCTTGTATACGAGCACCAACAGGATCTAATCCTAAAAGCTTAAAGTCTTTCTTATAAAAAGCTGCATATCCTGCTCTACCAGAAAGATTTTCATATCCTAATCTTGCCCATTCCATTACTTTTTGTGAGGCGGAAGGTGCAATAGGATCATAAAGGCCTAATGTAATTGTATTCCATTCAAACTTACCAGCAATATAACGTTTGGTATTTAAGAAATCAATTGTAATTGGTTCAACAGAAAAAGAAGGTAATGTTGCAGTTCTTGCAATAAATGATGGAATTCCTTCCAATTCAAATACCCACCTATTCTGTCTTTTTGGTTCATAGGCGTCAGCTAACATCTCATTGACACCATAAGTCTCTGTTGCCATTTTTATTCTCCGTAAGTCGCTTATATGATGGCTTATGAGGCCAAAATCATAATAAATATAAACCATTATGAAAAATCATAAAAAAGAGAGGACTTATTCTAGTCCATAAGTCCTCTCTCCTATTCATATACATGGCCTTTTTAATTTTAACCTTAATCCTCGAATACAGCACCATTTGGTGATACATTAAAATCAAGAATAATAAATTCTGCTGCCGTAGTTGGCTTCAAGAATATTTTACCCTTTATGATATTTCTATCAATAAGATCTGGTGTTGTTGTTGTATCATCTAAAATAGCTCTAAATTCATTTAAACCATTTGCTCGTTGTACAGAATCAAGATATGAATTAATTCTAGTAGATAATCTAGATCTTAATGTTGTCGTATTAGGTTCGAAGATAAATGCTTTCGAGAAACTAGCAATTGTTTTTCTTACTGTTAGAAGCATACGTCTAACATTAACACGATCTAAAAATGATTGTTTCTTCTGTAATGTTTTCTGGCCCCAGACTGCTAAACCTTGACCAGGGAATGTCGCAATTGGATTAACACTACGTGAATAAAGATCATCTCTTTGTCCACTAGTTAATCTGCGCCTTGCTTCAAGAGCTGATTCCATACCACCGCGAGTAAATCCTGCAGGTGCATACCAAGGTTGAGCAACTCTATCATTGAATGCATAAACACCCATCATTTCAACCGAAGGCGGAACCCAAACAAGCTTATCATTATCAGGATCACTAATTCTAACCCAAGGATAATATGCAGCAGCATAGTTTGTATCATATTTATCTGCCTCAGATTGTGCAGCTGCAACTGATAATGCAAGTGGTCCGGCAGTTGTTGTTGCATCTGAAAGATCAATGATTGAGAATGAATCACCTCTATTTGCACATACATCAATAACTTTTTGAGGAATATTACCAACTGAAGATGAGTGAACACCTGGAGCAACAATAAGATTGGTGTCAATTTCATCTGAATTAGCTAATGTATCAAGAGCTTTACTGAAATCGGCAGATAATGTTCCATCATTTACATCTACAAGTTTATCACTTCTTGGATCTAATCCATCAAATCCGTTAAAGATTGGTACAGTAAACCTAACCTTATTCGTTGATGAGAAATTACCCGAGTTGGAACCAACTAAATCAATATGATTATAGGTTGTCAATGAACCTGAGCCAGAAAGATCACCTGAAACACCAAAGTATAAAACACCTGAGTCAGCAGATAATGTTCCTGATGCTGATGTTGTAGTTTTCTTTGATCTATCAAGAATACCACCTAAATCAAAATTAACACCTAGGAAAATATTATTATCAACTATACTATTGCCATTAAGATGATTATCGACAGTTGGAAGTTCAGGAATAAATCCCCCTGGAACAACCTTATCGATACCTTTCCATCCCGATGGTCTGGCAGTTGCTGGGAATCCATCTTCTACTTGAACTCTGATAATAGATGACCTATTATCATATTCACCGTCAAATAAAATTTGCGGTGGATCTTGAGTAAGATCATAAACAGGACGTCTATCACCAATAACTTTACCAATAAATTTCTTAGATGTCCTATCAAGATTAACATTTTCATATGATTCTATAACTGATGTTGATCTATCTGTATCATTAGCATCTCTAACTAAAACTGTAAATGTTGGAGAAGCTGTTGAAGTTGTATCAACCTGT